CCACCAAAAGAAGAAGAGACCGAGTGCCCTGCACCTAATCAACCACGAGTCGGTGATCTAACTCAGAATGGTGAGGAGAGAGTCATAGGCCATGAATTGAGTGCTGACGGTAAAACTTGTGTGGTATTATATGAAGATACTACAGCAGTCGAAAAATTCCTACCAAGTACAAATCAAGTTAGCGTAACAGCAGCTATCGCAGTGGTAGCTACAGCATCTGCTGCTGCAACACCATTACTATTGAGAGTTATAAAACCAGTCATTAAAAAACTCACTACAACTTTGCAGAGAAAGTTCGGAAAAGAACCTCCTAAGTTAAGTCGTAGTGAGTTAAATTGTAATAGGTATCGTGAAAAGAAAGGACTACCTCCCTTCAAACGTCCTAAGAAAAGTATCATTAACAGATACAAAGATAATTTTCAGAAACCTCTTTAACAGTTCTTATTTAAGTCCTCTGCCATATTACCACCTATATCAGCTCCCTGATTACCGCCAAACATAGCGACCCAACCAGCAGCAACCCAACCAACAAAGGGGATAGTACTAAGAGTAGGAGCAGCACTAGCACCAATCGATGTACCCACCAAACGTCCTGTGCCTTCTGCACTTCCGATTGCTTTGATACATTCTTCGCTTTTACGAAAGGCAGTTATCTCTTCACTCTGTGCCTGTGTAAGACCAGATGGTTGATCTATCCAAGATCTCTTATTAGATACAGGACCGCCCTGATTAGTCTTACCATCTAAGAAGTATTCTTCAGCAACCTTAGTTGTCTCTGTAGCAAGTCCTAAGAAACCACCCTTAGTCTTAATATCCTTAGTGATATATGCAGTCTTAGGATCGTTGGCTTGATAACTTATTTTATATCCATCTTTGTCTGCTGATATAGCATATGAAGTATAGTCACCTACAGGAATGTCTATCTTAGGTAACTGACCTTCAGTTTTTCTACTAGCAATATAACCTATCATTCCCAGATGAGATACTGCAAATAAACTACCAACCACTCCGATTGATATCCATTTAACGTTCATAATAACCTCTTAAAAACTAGGAACTTTAGGTAATGGCATTACATCACCAGTTGCATCTGGAAGTTCTGCATCTACAATACCAGGTAGTGCATCTGATATTCCACTTCCTAGAGAACCTAATGCTTTCTCTTTGATGTTTTCTATGATTGCATCCTTGCGTATGTAAACGTAGCCAGCAGTGCCAACAACGGTAACAGATACAACAGCAGACGCAATAGCAAGTACATTAATAATTTTTTGCATGATAATTACTTAGAATCAGGGACGATTTTTACAGGACCTTGTTCTATCCTAATGGTTTGAGCAGGTGCTGTCTCAGATGCTTTAGCGATAAGGAACTCCATATCTTTCTTAGATATATTTGCACCACCACCATCAGCATCTTTCTTTTTCTTACCACCCGCAGCGACACCAAAAGTAGCTAATGTACCTGTGAAGACCGAAGCTATGAAAGTTGGATCAATTCTTTCTCCTCTCTCGTAACCTGGTATTTTAACATAATTTAAAGTTAAAATTCCTGCGGACCATACAAGAACGATCACTCTTATGAGTGTTGCTAAGTATTGAAGTTGCTCTTCTTTATCTTCAGCTACTTCTTTAAGTTTACCAAGAGGACCTTTTGGTTTTTCCTCAGTCTTTTTTGGATCTTCTTTTAAAGCCATTATGCGGATATGATAACACTACACTATATATCATTCTACGACTTGACGTTTT